GCCATATTTACTACATTATACACTAGCACGGAGGTTGAAGGTCACGTAGATGTAGAGCAATGGGAAGATAGGAGCAAAGAAGGCCTCAGCTCTAATCGCCGTGGGGTCTTGAGCATCAACGTTTGCAGAGATCCTAGCCCAAGCTCCAACAATCTCAGCTTGTACAAGTTGCTTGAACATCGAAGTCAAAGAGACCTCAACCTCATTCACTCGACTAGCCAAGAACTTCGTCCCAACGAAGCTGTCTAAGGTTGAACGAGCAGACTGCTGTACATAGTCAGCAATCTGGGTAACCGTAGGCAACCTAGTCAACACGTTAGTCATGTCGGTAGTAAACCCTTGACGAATTCGGATCAGCGGATCCAAGTCCTCAAGAATGGTAATACCAGCAGTGGCTGTTTGGTTGGCTTCAACCGGATCCATCGACCTAACAAGGCGAGTGATTCCTTGAATCCTTCTACGAGTGTAAGGAGTTGCCACATCGTAGGCAGGACTACAGGAAGACCCAGCCAAGGCCGAAGCCAAGAAGGTCCCGTCAATCAGGATCTCGTAACTCTCACCCAAGGCATTCTGCAGATTCACCACTGCAGAGTCCGGGTAAACAGCCACGATACGATTTGACAGAAGACTCTTAGCAATAGCCTGAGCTGTTGTAGGAGTTGTCCCAGAAGCAAACCCAATGATACCCATACGTTCTGACTGGTTACGAGCACCAGACTGAACCGTACAATGTTGCATCAACGATCCGTAGACTGTCGTGCTAGTCGTAAGAGGAATCAAAACGTTAGGCTTAAGGTTACCCTTTAGAGGAGTGGCCAACTCATTGATGGCCTGAATGAACGAAGCATCCGAAGCTTGGTTAGTGTTAGGAACCTTTAGAACCTGCTTAATTCCAACCAAAACCGCTCCGTTTTGGATCATCAAGGAAGCGCCCAAAGACACCCTGTTCTCTGCAGAAGATTCACCAAAGTTAGCTTCAATGGTCTTAATAGTCTGGTACAGACGAGTAGAGAAGTCCTGCTTCATGTATCGGTAAGATACGAAGTAGAAGTCTCCAATCGAAGGCTCCAAACCACCTGGGTCAAAGGACTGTAGGGTAGCAGTGTCATTCACACCAATACCTACCGTGTCTGTCACAATGGTCTCAAGACCTTGGATAGACAAGTAAGGCACCGAAGGATTGACCTTCCAGGTAGGACTTACTTCCATGGTGAAGGATCCACCATTAGAGTAGGTTCCAACAGTAGACTTCAAAACCGAGAAACGAAGTCCCGTCCTAACGTCCGTGTAAGTCTGACCTGGGTAGCCTATACCACTAGACCCTGCCACATTGTTAGAAGATACTGTGAACTTATCACGAGCATCCTCACCATTATCTCCACTGGTTCCAGGAGTGATTCCAATGCCAGTCGTAGCATTGAAGGCACTTGCAGTCCCTGTAGAGAAAGCAATACTTGAGGTAGAAGCACCCGTGGTCAACGACTCAATACTTACAAAGGATTGGCCATTTAGGGTGGTGACATAAGCCACACCATCAGTAGAGAATCCTGCGGTAGCATTTAGAGCGTTCACAACCTCTTGAGCTGTGACTAGTTGCTGACTTGCAATTGCCCCCTCAGTGAACCCAAGGACATCATTAGCAGACCCAGCCAAGATCCTAATACTTGAATTAGGACTGGTTAGGGTGCTGGTAAGACGAACCTTGTTAAGATTCCCGAGAGTCCCAGCAGAGGCAACACTTGCCAACCCAGGCACAAGATTGATAGCCGCAACAACAGCCGAAGCTGCTACAGCACTACCACTTGGAAGGGTAACAGAGTAGTCAACACCATTCACTCGGATGTTAAGGCTATCATTAACCCCAGCAGTAATTAGGAAGGGTCCAGCATTTGCACCAAGAACTGTGGCGGGCTTGTTAGTAGCCGTTGGAGTTCCATAAGCACTCTGAAAGGTGCTGAATCCCAAAAGGGTTTCAACGGTTCCCTGCATAACCTGAACTGTAGCTGTATGGTCAAATCCACCAGGAAGAACTGCAGGAGTTGTAGCAGACTTGATGATAAAGAAGACAGGGCCGTTGACCCCACCAACTTGAGCATAAGAAGCTACGGTTGACCCCACAGCCGTATTGATGTCTGTGACAATCTGAGTGGGTGTTCTTGCTCCAGCTGTAATAGAGATATTGGTTTGAAGACCAACCCCACCAGCCATAGCTACAGAGGTGAACCCAGCATTCACAACTGTGTCAGTAATTGCTTGATTTCCCTGAGACCCTACAACATCATTGGTTAGGGTGATCATTCCAGCAGTTACAGCAGGGGATGCTGTAATGGTTAGGGCGGCACCTACACCATTGATAGCCGAGATTACAGAGGTTCGAACGGTAGACTGAGAATCCCCAGCAGTGAACGGGATGGCAATGTGCCCAACAGTAACACCACCAGCACTATCAAACTCAAAGACAGTAGGAGGATTGACACCATCATTAAGGGTGAAAGTCTCGCCATCAATCAAGCTGGCCCCTGCAACCACAGTAATAGAACCTGTAGCAGCAATAGCCCCACCAAAGGCCA